CGCACACTAGAAAGAAAGCTAGTGCTGACGATATCTTGAAATATTTTGGTGTCAAATGAGAAAGAAGAAAGTACCAAAAGAAGAAAGAGTTTTACCAACTCCTGAGTTTCTCAAGAAGCATGAAGTTGTTGAGAAGGAGACAAAGAGAGCGGGTGAGAAGTTGTTATATGTTACTGATCAGTTGTGGATTGATACTTATTTTAAGAAGGGTGTTATCAGTTATGATCAGTATCAGACTGCTCAGAGGTTATTGGGTTTATATATGGCTTCAGGGCGAAATCAGAGGCTTACAGCGACATTGTCGGATAGGTTGGGCGGTATTAGTCTAAGTGGGGATTATGATCGATCTGAGGTCGCTATGATGGATTTTATTAAGGTGGCTAGAAGGATGGGTAAGAGGAGTTTTAGCATTGTTCAGGATGTTGTTATTCACAATTATTCGGCTAAGGAGTGGGCAATAAAAAACCGCAGAAACGAAAAAGCCTCTGCGGAGATTTTAAGGTTGAGTTTAGATGATCTAGAGGATGCCTTTAAGAAACTCTCCTGATTTGGTGGTGATTGTCTATGTCATCGTTTAGTTCATCTAGAAGGTTTTTGAATGATGTTAATCGCCTTCTGAGGTCGTTACAGTGCCTTCTTGATAGTTCGTCTTCTAAGAACTCTATGTTTCGCTTTGTGTAGTCTCTGACTAGCTGAAGGTCGAATAGGTTATAGATCTTCTTCATTAGCTGAATACCACTAATGCTAGATAAGCAGTTCCAAACATCATTATCAGGGCGGTTAGTTCTAGTATGCAGGTTAAAAAATACTTCATAGGTTTCTCCAATATTAAATTACTTATTGGGTATATAGTGCATTATATTAGAATATATGTAAAGAGGTATTGCATTTAAGATCTGTCTTTGGTACAACTTGTATATGATTGAATTAATTGGCACTAGATGTAGTGTTTAGCCTTACAGAGATGTAAGGTTTTTTTATTTGTGGATGAAATTTATGAGTAGAAAATATCGTGAAGATGAATGGGTTGAGTTTCTCAAGAGGATTGGGGAAGGAAGATCTGCGAGGGATGTTTGTCATAATGATAAGGATATGCCGAGTTGGAGGACTGTATCCGAGAAGCTGAATACTGATAATGGGTTTGCCAGTCGGTATGCTTTGGCTATGGAGAATAGAGGTCAGGTATATGCTGATAAGATTACTGAGACAGTTAGTGATATGTTGGAAGGTAAGATCGATTATAATCAGGCTAGAGTGGCGATAGATGCGTTGAAGTGGCAGTCAGCTAAGTTAGCACCGAAGAAGTTTGGTGATGTGCATAGGATGGAAGTGAAGCATGAGGCAAGTTATTTGGATGCTTTGAAGGAGGTAAGTAAGGTGGTTGAGGGAGAGGAAACCGCTCTACCGAATACATTACGCACACGCAAAGAGGCTCAAGATAAAGACACAATTCAATAGGTCGTTAGATAACTGACCTGACGAAACTCGTTGATATACAACGATTACAGCTAAGGTTAGCCATTATGTTAGCCACATTTAATATTTATTTCACATTTTTGTAGGGATATTTGATCTGACCCCCCCCTCTAAATTAGGCAGGGGGCGGTGATAGATATATATACCCCTCTCAATTTCGGTACTGCGAGATCCCCCTTATCTTGCAGGGGCAAGGGGCGGGCATTTGAGCAATACAACTGAAACATTACTAAAATTACGCAACGATCCAGTTCTATTCGTTGAAGCGATACTTAAAGCCACCCCCCAAAAGTGGCAACGAGAAGCCTTAATAGGCATACGAGATAATGATAAAATATCGATTAAGTCGGGTCATGGTGTTGGCAAAACTGCCTTCCAGTCATGGCTTATTCTTTGGTGGCTCTTAACCCATTATCCTTGCAAGATAGCGGTCACAGCTAACACTGCTCACCAATTGAGCGATGTATTGTGGTCTGAGGTTGACAAGTGGTATAGGAGGCTTCCTGAGGGCTTTAAGAACCAGTTAGAGGTAAAGACAGACAAGATCTCATTAAAGGGTGCTTCTGACAGCTTCTGTGTTGCGAGAACCAGTAGACGTGAGAACCCTGAGGCTTTGCAGGGCTTTCATAGCGAGAATATGTTGTTTATCTGCGAAGAGGCTTCGGGTATCCCTGATGTCGTCTTTCAGGTTGGTGAAGGTGCTTTATCGACTGAGGGTGCTAAGGTTGTCATGTGTGGTAACCCCACAAGATCTGATGGATATTTCTATGAGAGCTTCCATTCGATGCGAGATCGATGGTTTAACATGACTGTCTCTTGTGAGGATGGCGAGTATGTATCTGACAAGTTTTTGGAAGATATGAAGTCGAAATATGGTGAAGAGAGCAATATTTATAAGGTTCGTGTTTTGGGTGAGTTCCCTACCCAATCTGACGATGTTTTATTACCACTTCATTTAGTGGAAAGTGCAACAAAGCGAGATGTAGAGGCATCCCCTATGACCCCCGTTGTTTGGGGATTGGATGTTGCGAGATATGGCAATGATAGATCTGCCTTAGCGAAAAGAAGGGGTCAGGAGCTATTAGAGCCGATTAAGACATGGTCGCAAAAAGATTTAATGGAAATGGCGGGTATAATCCTGACTGAGTATGAGGCTGTTAGGTATAATGACCGCCCTACTGCCATTTATATTGATGCTATTGGGATAGGTGCAGGTCTTGCTGATAGGCTAAAGGAATTGGGATTGCCTGCGATATCGATAGCGGTATCGGAGAGTGCTTCGTTAAAGGACAAGTTCACCCGTTTAAGGGATGAGTTGTTTTGGAATTGTCGTGAGTGGTTTGAGGGCAGAGATGTTCACATACCGCATGATGATAATCTAATTCAGGAGATTACGGGTATTCGTTACAAATATCTTTCTACTGGCAAATTAAAGATTGAGAGCAAGGATGAGATGAAACGCAGGGGTCAGAGGTCACCTGACGTAGCTGATGCCTTTGTTTTGACGTTTGCGGAAAATGGATCAATTGCAAGTGGAGCGATGAGTAAATGGAACAGTCGGAAACCCCTAAGACCGAACAGTGTTTGGATAACGTAGTTAAGTTTCCTGATAGGGGCGAAAAAGTGACTTATGTAAGCCCTGAGAAGGAAGAGGACTTTGGTTATGCGTTGGAGATATTTTGCACTATGGCGAATGGTGTTCATGTATCCAACAATCTTAGTTGGCAGGACATAATGATTGCGATGATTGTGGCGACTGCGAATTGTGCTGTAAAGGCAGATTTGAGCGAGGAAGAGTTTATTGCGTTTTTGCAGAGGATAAAGGCAGGCGAGTTTAATGATTGATCCAAAATTAAAAAGATTAGGATTGACAAAGTATAATCAGCCTAAACGCACCCCCAATCACAAGACAAAGTCTCATGTGGTTGTTGCCAAAGTCGGGGATACGACAAAGACAATTAGGTTTGGTCAGCAGGGTGTTAAGGGTGCGGGTGCTAACCCTAAGACGAAGAAGGAAAAGATGAGGAAAGACAGCTATTATGCGAGGCATAATGCTCAAGATCCTAATCCATCAAAGTTATCTGCAAGGTACTGGTCACATAAGACGAAGTGGGCTTAGATATGCAACAAGGTTTATTATCGGCATTTAACCCTTCTGATGCTTACTCGCAGAACTTGAGACAGCCAGTTCAGGGCGACATGACTTTAGGTAATTTAGTTTCATACTTCATGCCTATATCAAGAAATGTCATGCCTTACGAAGACAGTCCGAGATTGGGTGCGGGAGATTATAATTTAGATTTTCCTCAGCTTATGAAGGATGCCTATAGCGGAATAAACAAGTTCGGTCAGGCTTTTAGTGGAGAATTAAGCCCTCAAGAGCTACAGCAATTAGCCTTTGACACATCTTTAAATGTCGCAGGCGGTGGCTTATTAGGCTCAAAAGTTATCCCAAATGCAGTTCCTGAAGGTTCTTTAGGTATATTTGCAGGCAAGTATGCTAAAACCTTTCCAGTTGTTAATGAGATAACAAACAAAAGAGGTCAAATTTTAAATGACCAAAATCGTTTAATGGGCGAATATCAAAACATTTCTCGTGAACTTACAAAGGGTCGCATGGCACTTGGAGATGAGTTGACAGACGATCTTGTAAAAAGAAAAAGTTTGCTTGCCGATCAAATGCAAGACAACACTTTACAAGTTGGTAAACTAGAAGACGATGTAATAGGTCTTTTAGAAAAAAGGCTTGCTGATGAGGGTGAGATAAGTTTTTTTAGACAAACTGATAATGAGTTTGGTAAAGGCTT